GGCAGAGGAGTTAGCCGTGACCGTCGCATTTGTCTTAATCCACCCCGCATTATCAAAATCCTGCGAGTAGAGCGCGAGGTTCGACAGCAGGCTGGCGTTCGACTTCGTCCACGCCGCGTTCTCGAAATCCTGCGAGTACGTCAGCAGGTTCCGACGCCAGCTGGTCTTTTCCGGCGTCAGGTCGGAGGGGTCGTACCAGACGCCCTGCTCCCCACTGGCGAAGAGGGCGAGGGGCGAGAACGCTGTCCCGCCTCCGCCCCGCCGTCTCCGCCGCCCCAGTTCCCCGAGGTCGGCGTCCACTTATCCCGCCATCCCGACGAGCGTCACCGTCGCCGTGCCGCTGGTCCACGCCGAGGCCCGGACGCGCACCGAGAGCGCCCCGACCACATCGAACTTGAAGACGCCCGTCGTGGTCGTGGTCGTCGCCACGGTCCCGGTCGTCACGCTGGTCGCCTGCACCGCGACCCAGTTCGTGCCGTCGATGGTCATCTCAAAGGTCAGCGTCCCGCTGAACGTGTTCGTGACCTGCACCCCGACGCCGCCGTTGGCGAACTGCCGATAGGTCAAGGTCATCGCGCCATTGAGCGCGGTAATGTCGCCAGCGGTGCTGTTGCGGTAGTTGGGCATCGGGTCCTCGGGAGTCGAACGTGGTCGGAAAGGCGTCCTGCGGGTCTTACCAAACAACGGCCTATCTTACCTGCTTCCGCCCCCGAACATACCCCGAAAGGTCCGGAAGCGCAAGGGCTGGGCAACCCTCCGTCACATCAGCATCCCACCCGCCAAGTCCCGGTGGTCCGGGTTGGCGTCGGGAACGTACTGGGTCCAGTCGTTCGGGTCCGCCCCTTCCGGCCCCACCCCAGCCGGACGCTCCGGCTCCGCGACCAGCATCGGCAGGGAGGCCACGGCGTACCGGAAGGCGTCCGCCCCGTCGTCCCCGTTGTCGCCCCGGTCATTGGCGTCTCGCTTGAGCGGCACGTTGGGCCGCTTGGGGTCAGGGACCAGCGCCTGCAACTCGGCCAGCAGTCTGCGGGTGCCGACCGTGTCCACGAACCGCAGGCGGTCCTGCGACAGCAAGCGCCGGATGACCTTGGCCCCCGCCTCCCGGTCGAGGGACGCCTTGGACAGCGCGACCCCATAGCGGTCGAACACGTCGGCGACCGTCTCCGGCTGGGCCGTGTGCGCCATCCGCTGGGCGAAGGCGTCGTGCCCCGCATAGACCCGCCGACCACAGGCCGCTGGGATGCGCCCGTCGTGACCCGGTAGCTGGAGGTTGCCCCGGATGCTGGCCGCCTGCTCGTGGTCCTGCTCCCGGTGCAGGTAGAGGGCGTCGAGGACGTAGAGCGTGGTGCCGTCATCGGCGCAGGGGACGAAAACCGCCGGGTGCGAGTAGCCCCAGTCGTAGCCCGCCCAGTACTGCCACCAGTCCGGGAGGTAGGCAGGCAGTCGGTCACGAGGGATGACGAGGTCGGCGTAGTCCGCGAGTTCCGGGTAGAAGGCGGCACCGGAGGCCGTCAAGCTGGCGTCGAGTTCCTGCTGAGCGGTCGCTGAACCGGGAGGGTACTCGGCTCGCAGGACGGCGATGTCTTCCGGGGACAGCCGGGCGTTCGCTTCGGTCGGGTGGTGCCAGTGCCGCCAGTCCGGACCGCGAGCGCCTGCCTCGACTTGCTGGCACAAGCGGTTGAAGTAGGACGGCGTCAGCCGGGCGCTGTTCCCATCCCAGCCAGCGGACGGCGTGGAGGCAATGAGGCACCAGCCGCCCCGGTCCAGCAGAGCAGGCAGAACGACCGCGCCCAGTGCGTAGTCGAGGTCCAAGTACGCCGCCTCGTCGATGACGATGCCGTCAAGACTTCGACCGCGAATATTGTCAATGCTCTCGGCAGAGCGCAGTTCCAGCGAGCCGACCGACCCGAACTGGACGCGGCGGTCGGTCTCGTGGAGCGTGACGCCCGGCAACCCGGCAAGACGGGGCTTGAGTTCCTCTCGCCAGATGGCGCGGGACTGCGGATAGTCGGGGGTGAGCCAGACGATGTTGCCGCCCGTGAGCGCTCCGCGATGCTTCCCCTCGCCGTGGCCTAGCAGGGAGGCAATCAGCGCGGCGCGGCTCTTCCCGGTCCGGCGTCCGGCTCGCCAGAGCTTGAAGCGTTCGGGGGCGTCCAGCACCTCCGACTGGTGCGCCATCGGAGCAGGCAGGTAGAGCGTTGCCAAGCGGCTACTCGTGACGGACGACGATTTCCAGCGTGGTCGCGCCGTTCTGCTCAATGTGCTGGGTCGCCTTGCCGTAGCCGTACTCGGTGACGTACTCCAGCGCCCGAGCGAAGAACGGGTGGTCCGGTCCAGCGGTCAAGACGGACTCGATGTGCTGAAGCACGTCTTCACGGCTGGCGATGGCGCGGAGCTTCGCCTTCCACTCGTCAGGCGGCCTTCCAGCGTTCGGCGCACCCTTCGCGGGCCCCCGTCCACGCTTGCTCCCGTCGATGGCCCAGCCGACCAGCGGGCGGCCTAGCTTGTCGCGTCTCACGTCATCGGCAGGCGTGAGCGCTGTCTTGACTGCAGTCTTCGCGTCATCACTCATCGCACCGAACATACGCCGAACTAGAGCGAAGCGCAAGGCGGACGCGCTGACGTTTCGGCCCGGAAACCGAACAGACCCCGAACGATTTGTAACGAAATCTGGCGACCCCTTGCGCGGCTTGACGGGTTGGGTGTAGACTCTCCGCCGTAGTCAAGACGCGACATCACTCACTCAAGGAGAACACAATGCAGACGCTCGCCACCCTCAACGAGACGCTCGCCCAGCAGGCCTCCGACTGGAGCAATGGTTTGACCATCAAGACGCGCTGGGCGGTGGGGCGGACCGGACGCTCGCGGCGCGGGGCTACTGGGGGCCAGCTTCACCTGCTCCGGATTGAGGAAGTGGTCGCGGATAAGGCCCCGGCTCCGAACCGCGTCAAGGTCGGGCAGGCGTTCTTCATCACCTCCCCCTGCAATGCCAACGGTCAGCGGACGGGGGCCGAGGTTGCCGGGAAGGGGGTTGAAGCGGTCACCTGCAAGAAGTGCCTGAAGCGGGCCGAGTTGATGGGGCTGGTTGCCCAGCAGTAAGACAGGCAGAACGGGGGGGGGCTTGACAGGCTCCCCCCAACCCGATTAGTCTTGACACAGCATTACACACCACACCACACACCAAGGGGATAGCACAATGGCGAAGCACGAGTCCTACACCACGCTCACGAAGGGCCAGACGTTCTACTTCCTGACGGGCGAGAACGAGGGCACCAAGGTCACGGTCACGCGGGTCCGGTGCAACAAGTACGCGACCTACGTCGAGTACGAGGGTCATAACGGGGTCCGGAGCGTCTCCGGGGATATTTGGTTCGGCGAGGGGTTTAAGCGCGAGGACCTCATCACCATCGCACCGACTGATACCCAGCGGGTGGCCTTCGCCAAGGCGCTGGCGGAGCGGGTCGCCGAGTACGCCGAGGAGATGGAGGAGGCGCAGAAGGAGAAGGCCCACGCCAAGGCGTTCCGGGAGGCGCACCGGGCCGAGGTGGACGCGCCGCTCGTCTGGTCTGAGCCTGTGCGGACGGTCGGAGCCGGGGGACAGGTCGTGACCTACGTCAGCACGGCCTCGCAGAACGTGTTCCGGGGGACCGGATTCGACATCCGGGTCGAGACGGAGCGCCGCGAGGTCGAGGTCCAGCTGTTTCTGGAGACCGACAGCGACTACAACGTGGACAGCGGTCTCTGGGTCTCGGCGAAGAAGTGGGTCATCCGGTCCGGCGGCTACCGTTGCGACCTCGACCGCTCGCTGGCCTACTTCCGGTGCCTTGAGCAGGCCCTGAAGGAGCTCAACGACCTGTCCGCGCAGGAGCCGAACGCCCCCGTGGCCGTCGAGGAGGCGGTCGCGGTCTGAATCCCAGAACGGGGTGGGGGTTGACAGCCTCCCTCACCCCTGCTAGTCTTTACGCGTCAGGACACTCCACGCTGTTTCACGTAGCACACTCACCAAGGGGGAAGCAATGGCAAGCAACGCCGCAGTGTACGCTGAAGTCTTCGAGCAGGTCATTCGCGAGATGGAGCAGGGGAACGCGCCGTGGGTCAAGCCGTGGTCGGGCATCGGGCCGCACAACGCGCTGACGGGTCGCCCCTACTCTGGCGGGAACGTGGTCGTCCTGCTCTTCGCCGGGATGGCCTACCAGTCGCACGGCTGGGTCACCTTCAAGCAGGCGCTCGAGGCCAAGTGTGTGGTCCGGAAGGGAGAGAAGTCCACCCCGGTGTTCTTTATGTCCAAGGCGACCAAGAAGGCGGCGGACGACGAGGAAGAGCCGTCGAGCTACTTCTTCGCCCGGATGTTCCGGGTGTTCAACGTCGAGCAGTTGGACGAGATGGAGCCGGGGGCGCTGGAGGCGCTGAAGGGGCGGCACAGTGTGGCGAGCCGGACCGCCTTCGAAGCCTTGCAGGAGGCTGACGAGATGGTCCGGGAGACCGGGGCCGACATCCAGCACGGGAGCGTCGGGGCCTGCTACATTCCCTCGCTTGATGTCATCCGGATGCCGGACGCCGACACCTTCCGCGACCGGGAGAGCTACTACGGGACGCTGTTTCACGAGCTCACACACTGGACGGGCGCGGACAAGCGCTTGAAGCGCCTCACCCCGGCCCGGTTCGGGTCCGCCGACTACGCCTTCGAGGAACTGGTCGCCGAGCTTGGCGCGTCCTTCCTGTCCGGTCGGTTCGGGTTCGAGCAGGTGAGCCAGAGCGCCGCATACCTGCGGCACTGGGCCAAGGCTTGCCGCCAGCATCCGGATATGCTCGCTCGCGCCGCGAGCCTTGCCCAGCGAGCCGCCGACTACGTCACCGGGGAGCAGTCGGCCCCGGTGGTGCAAGCCTCTTGACAGACTCAACCCATCCTGCTAGTCTTTACGCGTCACCACACCACAAGGGGGAAGCAATGCACGTTCGCATCGACCGCCGGACCACTGGGATGACCCGCTGGGGCATCTTCCAGAATCTCACGAACCGCGCCGACCGGATGACGGGCGCAGGCCCGACCCTCCCACTGGGTCTCTGGTATCTGCACGTCCACACGCCGTGGCTTGTCATCCAGTTGTACGCGACGACCGACGGACCGAGCCTGACGTATCTGAGCGCGACGCGCCGTTATGCGTTCTCGCCGAGGACGTTCGAGGGGACCGCCCTGTGACTGACCTCACCCGTCCAGTGGTTCGCAAGGTCACGACGTTGCGCGGCGAGTCCCTCGTCGTGACCCTGACCCCGGAAGGCCTGCTCCTGCGCGAGCCGCGCCGTCGCTCCGGGTTCCTCCTCCCCTACGGCGTGGCGTTTATGCAGGCCGTCCGTATCCAAGTCGAAGCCGAGCGGCGAGAGAAGGCCGCGAAGCGCAAAACCAAGAGGGCCAAGTGAAGACTCCGAAGCGCGACCCCCTGCACGTCTTTCTCGACTGGCTGGCCTTCGCCATCATCACGGCGATGTGGATGACAACCGTCTACTACTGGGCCAACTTCTTCGCCGGATGGCTCCCGACCCACTGGTGAGCCAGCGCTGACGCGACATCGTGAATGACCGCCCGAGCAGACCGGACCTGTGCCTCCGTCTCTCGGGCGCTTTCGCGTCTGATGACCACGGCTGACGGATACCAGAGCGTCGAGCTTCCGCCGGGCCACCCGGTATAGCGCCAGTCCACGGTCATCGGCGGCAGGACAACGGTCGGGATGTTCAAGCTCCCGGCAACGTGAAAAACGGACGTATCCACGGTGACCACGAGGTCGCAGGACGCGATGCGTTCGGTGGTATCGTACAGGTCCCCCTCGCCCATCTTGGCGAACGGCGCACCCGCTGGCGGCTCGACGTTGTACTGGAGACTGACCCACTCGATTTCGGGCGGACTCTCGGCCCACAAGAGTGACGCCACGTCAGGCGACAGCGAGCGGTCGAAGTTGTGGTGCGCGGTCTTGGACCCTTCCCAGCAGACACCCACCCGAACCTTGCCGGACGCGAGCGGGGAGCGCGGGAACGACGGGGCCACCGGAGCCGGGACGTTCTGTGGGGTACAGGCGAAGCGGTGCGGGAGCGACATCGCCCGGATGTAGCACGACCCTTCTCGAAGCTTGAGCGCCTCGCCGACCTCCTCGAACGCCTCAGGGACGGTCACGCACGACTTGACGCCGGGGAGCGCCGCGATGTAGCGGTGGAACATCTTCTCCCCGACCCAGATGACCGGATGCCCAGAGCGCTCGGCGAGAAGCGGGAGCCAGCGAGCGAAGAGGACCGCGTCACCGATGCCCTGCTCGTGCAGGACCACGACCGGGCCGTCGGTCGGCTTGCCATCCCAGACCGGAACGCCGGGGACGCCGCTCTTGCTCTTAGTGTCCAGCAGGCGAGCCTCGTGTTCCTCCCACGCCTTGCGCCACTGCTTCGGCTTGATAGCCAAGCGGAGGTGCGCCTTGGATGCCAGCGATTCAGGCAGTAGCACCGGAGTCCGAAGCGCCTCGCGGTAGATGTGCATCGCCTTGTCGGTGTGGCCCGTGATGGCGAACGCCTGCCCCAATCCGACCAGCGCGGCGAAGTAGGGGACAGCGGACGGGTCCAGCCCGTGCTTGGGCGGTGTGATGGAGGCAACCGCGACCTCGGCCCACGGCACCGCCTCCTCCAGTCGGCCCACGCCCTGCAAGCCAGCGGCCCGGAAATGGGCGGCGGGTCCGGGCAGTTCGCCCCGTGCCTCCAGCCACGCGTCGGTGAGGTCTACGATGTCCTGCCACCGGGTCGCGTCGAAGGCGGCGGTGATGGCCTGCATCACCTCGGCATCGGTAAGCGTGGCGTCACTCACTCGCGGCCTCTTCGCTTTCGGCCTTCTTCGCCCAGTAGTGCGCGTCCGCGTTGGCGACCGCCTCCTCAAGCGCCTCCTTCGACCCGAAGGCAAGCTCCCAGCGGCGAGCGTATTCGTCCTGACTGACCGAGAGCGGTCTCGCGTTACTCCCCTTGCCCTGACTCATTCTGTTTGCGCTCCCACGCAATGGTGATGGCATCGGCCCAGACACTCAAGTCGATGCCGTGCCGCGCCTCGACCAGCGCCTGACCCTGCTCGTGAAGTTCTTGGTGATGCAAGCGGCAGAGCGGCACGATGCGGTCCGCGTCTCCCTTCCGCCCCATCCCCGACCGACTTGGCAAGTGCGCGTTGTCGGCTGGCTTGACCTTACAGATACAGCACCCTAACTGCTTGACCCACGCGACCCGCGCCTTCCCACCATAGGTCCGTGCGAACTCCTTCGCTCGCCGCTTGGCATTGACCGGGTTGAGGCGCGACCGCTTCACTCCACAGGCCCCAGCGTCTCAGTGCGGTGGAGTTGCACCGTATAGCTCACCCGGTCCACGCACGTTGAGGACGTTTCTGATTCGACGGCAAAGCCCTGCATCACCCGGAGCAATGCCTTGGTGGCCCGTGACAGGCGAGCGATGACCCACAGCGCCACGCACAGGGCCAGCGACAGGATGCCGACGAGCCACATCACTTGGGCGGCACCTTGACCCACGGCGTGATGCGCCGACCGGGATACTTGCGCTCGCCGTGACAGGCCACGCGGAGGTTATGCGCGGCAATCGCGGCGGCGTTGGTGGAGTTCCACGCGCACACCGGACACGGCTCGTCGCAGTTGCAGGCAATCGGCTTATGACTCACAGCCCAGATACTCCATCACAATGTCCCACGCCTGCTCGGCGCTGGTGCAGATATGCACCGCCCATCGGTTGTCCCGGAGCATCTGGTGCCAGTTCTCCTGTGACTCACTGACCCGGCCCTTCCCGTTCGGCGACTTGAACTCAATCGCCAGTCCCCGGCAGACCCCAGCCCCAGAAAAGAGCAACCAGTCCGGGACCCCGGCCTGTACCCCTTCGGCCTTGAGCAGTGCCGCCTCGCGGGGGTTGCGCTTTCCGCCGTTCGGGACACTGCACCACGGCAGGTCTTTCGTACGGGGGTCGAGCCGCAGGCGCTTGATGAACAGCCGCTGTTCGAGCGCCTCCAGATAGCGGGGCTTCTTCCGTCCTGTCACCGCCATACGAGCGCGTACAGCCCGTAGCAGGCGAGGAATGTCAGGATGAGCGAGGACACCACGCACCCGAGCGCGGCAAGTGGAGCGGCGACAGTCGCTGGATGGCGGCGCATCTCAGGCCTCCTCGAACGCGTAGTAGTCATCCCCGAAGAACCCCAGCAGATGCGCGTAGACCCCAGCGGTCGCCAGCACATCGCCCATACAGTACTCGGCAATCTCGTCGTGCATCCCGCCAAGGTAGAGCGGGTAGACATCCTTCCCGGAGACCCCCTCCGTCTTGCCGGGCAGGCCGAAGAACCCGGCCCACTCGTTCAGCCCCTCGCCCGACTGGACCACGTCCCAGTTCAGCACCACGGCCTTGCAGTCAAAGTGCGGGCGGGTCTGATACTTCCGGAGCCACTCGCGGATATGCGCCCCGCCAAGGCTTGGCGTCAGGCGGTGGTGCGCGGAGCGGAGGACGATAAAGCGCAGGTCCCACGAGCCGTTCCACGTCACGACCTGTCCGGAATGGGTCGCCATCAGCCGCCAGAAGTTCGCCAGCAGTTCCTTCTCACCCTCTTCGTGTTCGGCGTAGAAGCACCCGTGGTCGGTCAGGGTGCCCTCGTCCTTGGTCACGACCGCCCAGCCAAGGCACAGGATGCGGCCCAGTCGGGGGTTGAGGCTGGCCTTCTTGGCCCGCTCCTCGACCCACTTGATGCGGTCCTGCTCGCGCCACTTAGCAATGGTCTCGGCGCTCTTGTAGTTCGCCGGGGGCTGGCGGTCCTCCGGGTACTCCGCCGCGAGCGACTCCGCCAGCGGGACGGTCTCGATGTCGAGGACGACCGGCATCAGCGCCGCCCCGCGACCACGGCTTCCATCCGGGTGATGGCATCCGGGCAGGGCTGACGACGGCCCGCCTCCCAGTGCCCGATGGAGTAGATGTTATACCCAATCTGCATCGCCAGCCTGAGCTTGGCGGGCGCGGTTGAGCGGTCGCCTTCCTGCATCAGGACGCGGATGGCATCCTGCACAAGCGGGTGAACGACCTTGACGGACGGCGAAGCATCCGCCGCAACGGATTCTGACATACTTCCCCCTGAAGTGTGAAGTGGTGTGGAGCCGAGTATAGCTACGTCTGGTGTGTCGCGCAAGAGTCAGTTTGAGGATTTGTTGCTGGGCTTGGGGACGGATACACCCCGGCCATTCCCGGTCGTCAGCGGGTTGGGGAAAGCAGTAGGACCGAAGGCTAGCACTGGGGCCGTCTGCGCTTGCCAGCGGGTGTCTGGCGAAGTCCCTCGACGGGTGACCTGTCGGTGGTGCTATGCCACCGTGTAGCTCCCAGCGCAACACCCAAGACGACCGACCACGTTGTAGGCAGACAGAGCGTGGATTTGTTTACCGGGTGCCGCTGGCACGGTCAGGATTGAATGGCAGGTGTCGGTTCATCTGCCCTGCGGGAGACCGAGAGAAGGCCCGCAGACAAACAACTGGCCCCCGTGTTCTCTCCTCTCAGAAGACTGACCGGTCAAGGTCAGCAGGAGATACTTACGGGGGCCGTCAGTTGTGACTGCAAGTGCGATGCTTCTGAGGTCATCGCCCCACCAAGGTACTAGCGTGGAGCGATGCCGTCAAGGGCCAACTTACTGGCGGTGGTCAATCTCCAAGAGCCAGCGCATCGCGTCCAAGTCCCGGTTCGCAATCTGCGGGGTTCGGCCCTCCTCCGCATAGCTCCGCTCCGGCACCTCGCTCGACCAGCACCAGCCCAGCAGGGTACAGGCCGCATACTCGACGTGGACCAAGACGTACAGGTCCGGGAGCTTGTCCTTCCGGGCGTCCACCCACAGGTCTCCGTGTGGGTTCCGGGTGGCCTTGACATCCACGTTCCAGCCACGGAAGGTGGCGTCGAACGACCCCCGACGCAGATGGGTGGTCAGGTCTGGGAAGACATTCGCCCACTTGGCAAAGGCGAACTCCCCTAAGACCCCGACGACCTCGGTCGTGATGGCGTCCTGCTGGCCCGCCTTGAGGTTCCGGATACCCGCCTCCCGGTTCACGCCCTGCCGGATAGCGGCGAGCGTGGTGGCGATGGCGACTTCTCCGCTACTGAGGATGACTCTGTCTGACATAACTGCCTCCGATGTTTGGCCCAGCGGGCCGCGTTAGCCTTCAGCGCGATTTCCCGGACGCGCTCCGGTCCCAGCGAGGCAATGCGGGCCGCACTCCCCGCCTTGCCGCCCAACTTCCCCGCCTCCTGCGAGGTCATCCGTTCCTTGGGGGGACGCCGTCCGTACTTCTCCAGCCAGCGCCGACGCCGTGCCCCATCGGCGACCTTCTTCAAGTTGTTCCGTTGCCACTTGGCAGAGACCGCCCGGCTTCGGACCCGCTTGCAGTGGGCGCAATAGTACGCCACCCCAATCTTCCCGTCCACCTTCCGGGAGCAGGTCTGGCAGATGCCCGCCTTGCGTCTCGCACACTGCGGGCACCGCCACCGGATACGGCCCAGTCGGTCCACGTCCTCGACCAACTGGGCACGACACCGCACCAGTTCACACCTCACGCTTCCGGCCCCTCGTCCGTGCCAAGGCTGAGCGCCTCACAGACCTTGCACGGCTTAGAGAACTGGAAGTGCTTCGGGCAGTGGGGCACCCAGATGCGCTCCGGGTTGCCGTCCACAAAGTACTTCCCCCAATGCCCGAACTCCTGCAACTCCTCCGACCACTCGTAGCGCATATCACTCCTCAACAGTTCGATGCAAAACGGCGTGGTGTTTTCGGCATAGCCACACCACGTCTAGTCGCTTGGTGTAATCCGGGTGATGAGCTTCGACCATCGGGTCGCCGCATTGCTCGCACGGCTGTTTGGTCATCTTGCCGCGCTTGACCGCGTTCTGCACCGCCACCCGAGCGAGATACTTTTGCCTATCTCGTCCGGCAACCATCGCCGCCACCCGCTCCGGGTTCTTCCCGCGTTCCCGGTCATAGGCGTTGTAGTAGTCGCGCTTGGCTAATCGATTCTGACGAACATCGTAGCGCGTACACGCCTTGCACTTCCCGAGGTGCCCATCCGCCATTTTCGGATGCTTGTAAAAATTGACGATGGGCAACTCGGTGTCACACTTGAAGCACACTTTCGTTTTCATTCGGTCCTTTTAGAAGGGGGTTGCGGCGCAAGATACGTTCTTGCCTCTACAGCGCAACCCCCTTAATTAAAAGGTAAGTCGTCCGTCGCGTCGTTGTCCGACGGCGGCGGGACCTTGCTGTAGTCGTGCGGCTTGGGCGGAGCAATCCGCTTGCCACTTGGCGCTGGCACCTTGACCTCAGGCGCAGGCTCCGGGGCAGGCTGGACCGACGCCCCCTGCAAGCCGTGGTCCTTCAGAGCAATCCACACGGTCGCGGTCGCGGCCTGAATCGCGGACGCATCCAGCGCGATGTTGTGCAGACCAGCGGACGCGGTGAGGTAGCCAGCCATCGTCTCCCACAACTGCGCGTAGGACTGGGCAATCTGCGCGGCCCCGGCCTTGGACTTCGGCATCACCACCGTGACCGACGGCGTCTGCGCGACCGGCTGGAGGCGCTTGCTCGGCGCGGCGGGACGACCGCTCGCCGGGTCGATGTTCCAGTACGGCTTGCCGCTGGGGTTCGGCGCACGGCTGAAGCGCAGGGACTCACCGACCACCGTCTCCGTGTCCAGCCCGAGACGGGTCAACTGCTTGAGGGCGGTCGTGTCCGGGATGAGCGGGGTCTCCACCGCGTTCCCGTCGTCGTCCGTCCCCACAAACACCAGCTTGTTGCCGAACTTGGTGCTGACCGTCTTGCACTCCGTGACCGTGACGATAGCCTCGTCCCCGGCGTTCTCCAGCACGAGCTTCTGATTCATACCTGCTCCTTGGGGGCGCGTCCCCCGTCAAGTGTGTATCCCGGCACCGTCGTGTGCCGGGGGTCCTGCTACTCCCACACAGGCTCCACGGCCTGCGCGTCCAGCATTCGGATGTGGTCTAGCAACGCCTCACTCTCGCATACTGCCGCCCGCTCCATCTCCACCATCTCCCGCTTGGTCTGAACCAACTCCCACGTCAGCATTCCGACCAACCGCTTGAGCGTCTCCACCTGCTCGGCCAACTCGGCTACCGTCTGCATCATTCCCCCCGGAGTGTGAGTGTCCTACACCGGGGAAGATATGCTAAAGCGTGTAGCGTGTCAAGTGTCAAATGCAACCGGTTTCATTTGGGACTTGCGCCGAGGGGAACTCCGTGCTATCGTCCCGGCGTACACCACACTTCACGGAGGGGGAATGCAGTACTCACTAGCGGCGGATGGGCGGGAGCGGGCCGACCGACCCGGCACCATCCTGTTGAAGCGGGCAATGAAGCTCCACGGCGGGACGGTGGACGACTTTGCCCGGCAAGTTCTCGGCCGGAGCCGGGTGTCTATCTGGCGTTGGCTTCGGAAGGCGACCCCGATTCCACAGGCTGTGCGCGACCGACTCAAGGCGTACTGCGCTGAACAGCGGAACCACTCTATCAAACCCGAGGATTCCAATGGCCGGTGATTTCGACGTGTCGGATGGCGACTGGGAGAACAGCGGCGTGGACGACTTCTACCGCCGTCAGGCGCAGGTCTGCCGACTCTGCGGCGACGACACAGGCGAGGATGATAGCCCCATCTGCGCGGCCTGTCGCGCCCAGCCAGCGAGGCTGAACGATGTCGATTGACGAGTTGGAGGCCCAGCTTGCCTCCCAGACGTGGCAAGAGCGGGTCGAGGCCAGTAAGAACCCCACTTGCCTCAACCTAAATACGCAGTTCAAGGGGAACCGCGTGGTTTCCCGGTTTTTCCCAGAGCAGTGGGCAAAGGTCCAAATTGCTCGGCATCAACTCACCCAACACGGAGACACCAATGTGGCCGGATGACCCAGTGAATCGCCCCACGCACTACACCGGAGCGTGGATTGAATGCATCGACGCCATCCGTGCCGCGCTCGGCGACGAGGGGCTAGTTTTGTACTGCCGTGGCGCGGCGATGAAGTACATGTGGCGGGCCGGAAAGAAGGACTACGATGTGCAGGACCTCCGGAAGGCGGCGTGGTACTGCGAGAAGGCGGCGAGTGTGCTTGAGGCATCGCGTCGGTGATGCGGTGCCTGTTGTCCGCCATTGCCGGGGCTGGACTGGTCACGCTGGGGTATATCTACACCGCCCCGGACCAACTCCCGGCCTTCAAGGAACCCCGGTGTACGGTCTATGTGCATCGGCTGGCCTTGACACGGAGCCAATCCCGTTAGTATACTGGTGGCACGTCTCCGCAAGAGACGTTCTAGCCATCACTCCCCCTATGGTGTGGCCCACGACCCTCGGCTTTGTCCGGGGGTTCGTGCGTTATGGGGGTCAGGCCGTGAAGCCGATGCGCCGCTTGGCTTCCGGTGGCAGGGCGAAGTCGTCGCCGTCGATGTCCTCCGGCACCTCAATCACGCCGCCGTGCAGGGCTCCGGCGTCAATGACAAGCTCGTCGTAGCCTGCCGACTGAAGCCCGCGCATCGCGTCCAGCAGGCACTTGGCAACCAGCGCGGCATCGACGGCCGGGACATCTCCGACCTCAATCGACAGGCCGTTGCGCTGGATGGCGACGGACGCCGACTTGCCCGTCAAGACGTTTGCGGTCCGCCGTCGCTTACTCGCCATCGTCCTCTGCCTCCGTCAGTGCCCGCAGGATAACGTCCGTCAGGACCGGAAGGCTTCCCCCGCACCAGCGGCAATGCTCGTAGAGGGTCGGGATGCC